GCTGCTAGATCGAAGTCTTTTGGCCGACGGCGCGCCAAGAGTGCCAACTGCTTGGATTCAGGCCATTCAGAGCGATCCTGGAACGGACCACTGTTGCATTGCCAACATAGTACGAGCACCGCGAAAGGCTTATCCAGTGCTTTTTGCCGATGGGTTCCTGACGCAATCTCGTGGACGGCAAGCCTTACCAGATCGGACATCCGGCCTTGCCTGTTGGTTGGTGAGCAAGCACAGTTTTCGCATTCACCAACGTCCGCAACGAGCTTGTCGCGGAATGGCTTAGCCTCAGCTTCTCGATTCTTTCGAGTAATACTTTTCTGCTTCACCCTGCTGTCCTTTGTAAAACACTTCTGACGGGCACCATCCTATGAACCTACCGCACTTGCCACATTCAGTGCGCACAAACCCAGGCCGATCGTCGCGTTCGAAATGCGACCACAACGATCGTTCCATGCCACATGAGCACCTAAAACGGTGTTTCGTCATCGTCGGCGGCCGGTGGCGGAGATTGCCGCGACTGCTGACTAGACGAACCTCCTGACTGCTGACTTTGCTCCTTGTTTTCTTGCAGGTTAAACCAGCATGCGTCTGGCTTAATCACAGTTCCGTTAGTTAGTACGATCTTTTCGACAGATTTGTCGAGCTGACCGTTAATGCCATTTTCTCCAATCCAGAATGCCATGAGATCCTGGAACTTTCCACTGGACTTTGATTTGGCTACAACACGGTAGTTAGGTTTTTTACCACTCACGTTTTTCCCTTACTTGGTTAGTCTTCTGTTGGTGGCACTCTTTGTGGAGTACCTGGAATTTAGAACTATCTTCGCACGTTAGCCGCTCAAGGAACGGCGCTAAGTCATCGGGCTTTTGCAGTGATCCGCATTGGTCAATGTGATCGATCTGCATTTCTTCTCGGTAACCGACATCAAGGCACATTGCACATCGGTAAACTTTTTTCTGTCGTCCAGTCTTTGGATTTGTTCTGGTGCCACACTCAGCTTGCTCTAATACTAGTTGTGCCGGTCGCCAGTACGCAAACGCCTTTCTCAACGCAGAACGTACCTTGCCCCAGTATTGAGATTCGGTCATTGTGCCAGCGCCTCGCGTCCGTGGCACTTTGGGATTCTTAACAGGCTTCTTCTTGGCCATTATGCTGGTTCCATCTCCATATGCTTGAGTCTCTCCCGCAAGTCAGAAATTGCTTCCAATGCAGCTTCGCCTGATAGACTGCCACGCTTCGCTCTGATCGTTGGCCAATGCTCAGCGTCAATCAGCTTCGTATCGTCGAGATCGTCGATTACTGGTGCTCTCGGTGGCTCCCATATCCCAGTGTGCTTGGACAACTCACTGATCGCCATCAGCTCAGCAAAGTCGTACCTGCTAACAAAGTCATCTTGAGTAACAACACAGCGGTAGTACTGTCGCTTGCTACAGATTGTCATTTTCTGGCCAACTACAGAAGCATCAAAGCAAGTGATGTCCTCTGATCCTAGAAACTTCGCTTCGACCCACCCATGAATAATGCGAACATCTTTGCCGATTAGCTTTACTGTTCCATGGCAAAGCCAAGCGTCCTCAAAGTCCGGCTCCAGTGTGTTGCCAACAACCAATTGGAGAAACAGCACAAACGCCGTATGAAAGCAGTTTCCATGCTCTCCACAATTGTAGTAGTCGGGCTCACTCTTAAGATTAAATAGTTCTGGTCTGATAATTGTCTTCACTGCACTGCCTCATAGAGTGAATCGGGTCGAAGGGTAATGAGATCGCGCATAAGCGGAATCTGTGGTTGGAACTCAAGAAGGATGTTGCGCTGCCTGATCGTTATCGGAGCCTTAAACGGTTCCTTGTAGAACTCGTCTAGCGTTTGGCACGCGACCAAAACACTGCAAGCTGTCTTCGGACCAATCCCAGGAGCCCCAGGTAATCCATCTGACGAATCACCCGAGATGCACCTGTAGTCGATCCACTGCCATGGACTGACGCCATACTGCTTGAGCAATCCGTCATAAGTTAAGACTTGGAACTCAAGTCGATTGGAATTGATTAGCGAACGCTTGAAGTCAGTGCATTGAGAGACCATCCCAGCAACTAGGCACTGGTGCAGGTCTTTATCAGAACTGCACAATAAGCACTTTTCGCCTTCGTCAATTGCATCACGAGCAAAGCCAGCCATAAGATCGTCAGCCTCATAGCCGCTTTGCTCGCACTGCCGATAGTCCTGTAGAACATCTCGCAGAACACTCATCGCGGTATGGTAGCCTTCAGGCTTTTGCCTTCCGCCCTTGTACGCATAATGAATGTTCTTTCGAAAGCTGGTTGCCGAATCCCAGCATATTGCAAGCATCGTCGGGTTTAACTGACGATTAGCGTCCTCTATCCAACGCAAGGCGGTTTGGATCGAACGCGCAGAACGTTGTTCCAAATCATGCTTGATAACCTCTGGGTCTTGGGAGGTAGTTGGCTTGAGGGCAAACCACGCTCGGCTAAACCAGTTATTGCCGTCGATGATGACCCACATTATTGCTTGGCTTCAAGTGCAGTGATTCGTTCGGCCATTCCTGAAGCCATGTTTGTTACACATTCAAGATTTGACTCAAGCTGAACGATTCTTGCTTCTAACGCTGCGTAGGCGGCTTGCGACTGATCATCACCACTCAGCAGCGACTTCACATGGATCTTAGTTCCAAGTTTCCACTCGGCCATAGTTGGATCGTCGATCATGTACTTTATATGCTGCCAGTTCAATTCCACTTTCGTGGCGTCGCTTACGATGGCGACAACGGCCGCATTGGATTCAGCAACGATCGGCTCAACCAACGATCGCAGGTAATCCACGACTTTGATTCGCTCGCCAAGACTCAGTGTCTTACGCTTGTTTGCTACCGACGCTTCTTGCTCAAAAACTTCTTGAACTTCGCTCGTACCTTCACTCATCATTCATTCCTAGATTAACGTTTCACTGTTTGGCGGCGTTCGATGCGGTCCGCCAATTCCCGCTTCAAGACATCTTGACGACTATTCCACGGCAAAACGGCTCGCCATCTTCCATGATGATAAACTCAGCTACATCTCCAGTGGTTCCATCTACTGCGATGGACCAAACAGGCTCGCCACCCCACTTAGCAATGATGGTGATTGTCGAAACACTTCTTTTCTTTTCGAAATAGGGACCTCATTATTACCACTCGAAAACGTACTTAATTGCGCAAACAATGCGCCAAACGTGCCTCATTCGGCAAGACTTGGCACGATTACCGATCCCACCCTCTTCGAATCTCTTTCCAATGCTTGCCGTCAGTCCTCTCGATTAGGACACACCAGTCGTTGTCGTCGTAGGTTCCGTCCTCTGCTCTGTAGCGATGGCAACTGTAGCCCATCAATCGCAGTTCCTTCATTGCTACCCGTAACTGCCCAAGGGTAATGTTGAACGATGGCACTGACAATCCACGCTGCGGAGTGTATGCCTGTCTGTCGCTGTCCCACGTCCCAACTGAATAAAGTGGCGTTGTCATATAGCCCTCAATAGTTCGTTCCAAAAATGTCCGCCAGTCAACAACTCCCTCATGTCCTTCACGCTGGAAGGGATCATCACACCAAACGCTTTTGGTCCCAGCTCGTCTGCAACCTTCGTCATACCAAACAGTCCTGGCCAGCAGAATGCACATCCACGACACGTCACAGGACAACTGGCAACAGTACCTCGCTTACTTGGATTCTCGTCTCTCTCACCAACGACGATTACACGTCGCTCTGGACAGCACTGCTTCAACATCTTGGCGATCCAATGCCCTCCGTAGGTGTTACTGGCTCGACCGATGGCATTCAAGTTGTGTGACTCACAGGCTGCTACGTCGCTTCCACCCTCAACGATAAACACTGGACCCTGATGCGTGTACCAATTAGGCGTGTAGAACACTCCCGTTGTCCCGCCTTGATTCGTGCGCTTAGTTCCATCTGAATATCTCCTGACATACCCGATACATCGACCATCACTATCACGCGACGGCCAGCTCGAGAACTCTTTGTCATTCCAATCGTCCCAGCCAATTCCGACTCGGAGAGCTTCGAGTGACTCGACGGATACTTTTAGCTTGTCGGCTACTTCACATCGCTTGCCGTGTGCCTTCTCGTGGTTGAACATCTTCCGGCACTCGTCCGTCCAATCCGGTTTTTTTTCCACAGGCTTGGGAGGAGGAACAGGCGGCAGCGGATCAGCCAGCTTGTGTATCCATCCTCCAAGGTTTCCAGGTGCAGGCTGGTCTGACTCAACTCGCATGCACTTAGCTGCGGTACCGTCTGTAGTCCGAGTGCAATAGTCGGGCTTTCTACAGATTGGGCATGGTTCGGCGCGGCTTACTCGTATCCAGGTGCTTTCGCTCATTGAGTCCTCAGTATCAATAAGTGAAACTCTTTCAAAACTCCACGAACAAAATACGCAGACAACTCAAGCCATCCTGTATGGGCTTGCCCAATGTCTTTAACGCCAACGGAAGATAGTTGTGCGTAAAACACTATCTCTCCGATCATGTCCACCTTTTCCCAATCGGGATCTTCGTCGGGAACTCGTAGTTTCCACAGCGTTCCGTCTTCCCTGATTTCGTAATAGTCCAATCGATTGTCAAGTGATTTTGTTTGAAACCAATGATCGCGGTGTTCGACCCCAATGTCTACTGGAAGTGGAACCTTGCATTTAATCTCGTCGAACATTCCCATTTACCCACCGATCTCTTTCTCTCTGGCTTTGTAAGCGGCACGCAACGACTCAAGCACTCTCTCGTCCTTTAATAGATAGTCACTTGACTTGCGATCTTTAATCGCCTTGCCAACTTTTGCGAGACTACTAGGACTGTCAGCCTCTTTAATGAGTCGCTTCCAGTCATCCCCAGCCTGCTTGTACGTCCTGGCGATGATCGCGGATGCCTGCTTCTTACTCATGTTCTTTGTTTTCTTGCTGGACATGCCGAGTTGATGGTATAGAAATCCCTGCTGGCCTTTAGTGATTGGTTCAACGTGCTTATCACCATTGCTCGAGAACTCGGGGCCTCCGAACAGGTCAACGTCAACCGTTGAGTAATCAGCGCGATCGGCCTTAGTGTTAGTAAGTAGCCTTTGTCGTCGCTCTACTTCTTTTCTCTGCTCGGCCTCAAGTCGCGATTGCTTGGCTTTTTCTGCCAACTCCTCAATATCGACCGTCTCGCCCGACTT